ATGCCATTTGATTTAACAAACGAACTAGACGTACCATATGACTTAGACTTTGAGGTAGGCTTTGAGCCAACCAGAGTGAAGGATAAGAAGTATGTCATTAACATGCAGACAGGTGAGCCTATTGCTATCATAGGTGAGAGTGCTACAGCTAGAAGTCATGGTGATTTCTATCGTGGTGTATGGGATGTAATGTCCAATGACCTACCTGCATCTGACCTAGAGGGTGCGAGTGTAAACTTTAAGTCAGCACGTAATGGTGGGTGGACTATGCTTGATGTCACACTACCTAAGATCAAGACAACTATTGATACGCCTAAACATTCCACTGAAATAGCACAGAGATTGATAGCTGTGCATGGTATAGATGGTACTGCCTCACCTGCTACATGGTTTGGTGCTATAGATTCCTTCTGTACTAATGGTATGATCACTGGTGATTACGACAAGGTGCGTAAGAAGAATACATCAGGCTTCACACTGTCAGGCTTTCAGCATGAGTTGTCTAAAGCTAAGACAGACTTTAACCTACAGGGTAAGAGACTACAGAAATGGGCAGAGACAGACTTTACTTATGTAAGTGTACACAAATTGCTTGAGGACATCACCAAGTCAGAGCGTAAAGCTAAGAAGATGTATGAATTGTACATGCAAGAGGCAAGTGTACGTGGTAACAATAAGTTTGCATTATATAGTGCGTTCACTAACTATGCTTCCTATGCTGATGAGCGTAATGGGTTTAGCCTACGTAATACAGGCAATGATACACAGGCTGTGAGTATGTTCTCTCGTGAGCAAGAGGTATCTAAGTGGATCAGTACACCTCTATGGTGGAATGTAGAGAACCTAAGAGAGTATGCTTAATGGCATACAAAGACCCAGAGCAGTTACGTGCGTATGATCGTGCGCGCTATCACAAGAATAAAGAAAAAATTCTTGAGCAAAAGCGTGCATACTACCAAAAGAATAAAGAAAAAATTAAAAAAATAAAGAGAGCGTATAGCAAAGAGTGGTATCTCAAGAATAAAGAAAAAAAGAGAAAGTACCACCAAGAGAATAAAGACCATAAAAACAAAATGCGGAGTGATTGGGGAAAAAATAATCCTGCTTTAGTACTACAACACATAGCAAAACGTAGGGCTAGAAAGAAACGTGCCATACCTGCTTGGCTAAAGGATTGTTCCATTGAGAAGAGAAGAGTTTATACAGTCTATCTACTCAGTCGTCTGTTAGCCAAGGCAGATGGTATTGAGAGACACGTTGATCACATGGTTCCTCTGTCAGATGGTGGGCCACACTGGTCAGGTAATCTACAGATACTAACGAAGACACAAAACTTAGAGAAGGGTTCATACTCTTGTCCTAAACTAAAGAAACAAATGAAACTTAACTTAAAGGAAGCGAAGGTGTTGTATGCTAAAGCTGCCTAGATATGTGCAGAAACGAGACACTGGTGAGTACAGGTTTAACCCACCTCAAAACCTAGTTGATGCAGGTGTAGTGACCAGAAAAACTTTTGGCACTGACCTGCAACAGGTACGTAGACTTGTTCGCAAAGACAATGAAGCCATTGATAACTGGCGTGACATACAGTCACAGGTGTTAGTGATCACAGATCGTAGCACCTTCAATGATCTAGTGGACTATTACTATATGTCTAATGATTTCAATATGTTACGTGATACAACTAAGGTGGATTACAAATACTTCTTGGGTGTAGTGTGTGACAAATTTAACACAGTTAAATATAAAAACATAAGTACTAAGGTTGCCAAGGGTGCATATGAGGAATGGGTCAAGCGTGGTGTGAGCTTTGCAAATCATACAGCTACCTGTGCCTCACGTGTATTCAACTATGCTATTGAGATGGAACACGCTATTCTAAATCCCTTTAGTAATATAAAACGTAAGGCATCTAAGAAGAGAACAGTTGTCTGGGCAACAGAGGATGTGGTTAACTTCCTTGATGTAGCCTATGCTAACTTTGAGACTAGAAACATTGGACTAATTATACAGATGGCATACGAGTGGTGTCAAAGATTGGGTGACATGCGTACCCTTGAGTGGACAGATATTGACTGGGATACAGGGGTACTACACCTTGAACAAAGCAAGCGTAGAGCAGAGGTATTCCTACCTATATCAGAGGACTTGATGGGCATGTTACAAGATCAGCGTGTAGACTTTGGCTTTCAAAGGTACGTAGCACCTCATCCTAGCCCCATACAGGGGTCATACCACCCTTATACCTTAGAGCGTCTATCTAAGAATGGAAGGGCTATCATGCGTAAGGCCAAGCTGTCTGACACACTACGTCTAATGGACTTGAGAAGGACAGGTGTGACACAAATGGTGGATGCAGGTGTCTCATTGCCACAAGTAATGTCAGTGACTGGTCATACACATGTGTCTTCTGTGCAACCATACATGAAGCATACATATGCTAGTGCAAATTCTGCCTTGACACAAAGATCAGATAGCTTACAATCAACAACAGGTTGCAACAACGAAAGTGATACATATGAATATAAATAATATTATAAATGATCTATCACTTGTAAATGGTGAAACAAAAAGGATGACTTGTCCTTCATGTAAGGGATACAATACCTTTACTGTAACTAATAATATGGGATCAGTCCTATGGAATTGTTACAAGGCAAGTTGTGAGTACTCAGGTGGTACTCGTGTTCACTTAACGAGTGATGACATACGTAAGTCTATCAGTAAGGTAGCTGAAGAAACAAAAGAGATACCATTCACTAAGCCTGAGTGGTTAGTAAAAGATAACGCAGCAATAGATGTGTTCTGTAAGCAATGGGATATAGACCCAGATGAATTAGGTCTGTTGTATGACGTAAAGGAAAGCCGTGTCGTGTTTCCTGTGGTCAAGTCGAGTGTGATGGTAGATGCTAGTGGCAGAAGTATCACACACAGGCTACCAAAATGGAAACGATATGGTAAGAGTGACTTGCCCTACTCATATGGGTATGGTAAGGTCGCTGTAGTTGTTGAGGACTGCATAAGTGCTGCGATTGTAGGTAGTGATGTATATGTTGGGGTCGCTGTGTTGGGTACGTCATTATCAGAAGCACACAAGAGGTTCTTATCGCAGTTCTCAACAGCCATTGTAGCACTAGACCCTGACGCACTACCTAAGACACTACAATTTACTAAAGAACTAAGAGGTCACGTTCATTCAGTTCGTGCCTTACGATTAACAGATGATTTGAAATACCGTAATCCTAACGACATTCAAAACCTTACAGCATTAGGAGAATAATACATGGAACTATCATTAGTACGTAGCCTTATGGACAAAGGTTTCTATGACGATCATCGTGGCGCACGTTGCCCAGATCGTTTGTTCAGCAAAGATGTACGTAAGATCAAGGCATCAATAGACCTAGCGATGGAGAGATACGAACGTACTGTTACACCTGCTGAGATTGAGGCATTGTTTATGTCCAGTAATGCACAACTTACTACAGCACAGAAGCAAGCATACTCAGCCTTGTTTAATCAGATAAAGAAAGAGTCACCTATGGGTAGTGACGTAGCACAAGAGGTGTTGTCTAAGTTGTTTCAACAAGTAGTTGGAGAAGACATAGCTAACATTGGCTTTGACTATGTCAATGGTACAAAGACTACACTTGAACCACTACGTAATATACTAGAGCAGTATGGTGATGACTTCACACCTGACTTAAACATTGAGTGGGATGACATGGACATTGAGACACTGCTTACAAAGAATGATCTTGAAGCACGTTGGGTGTTCAACATACCTACACTCACACGTAAGATAGAAGGTGTGAATGAAGGACACCTGATTGAGGTAGGTGCTAGACCTAACACAGGTAAGACATCCTTCCATGCCAGTTTAGTTGCAGGGCCAAATGGTTTTGCACAGCAGGGTGCTAAGTGTATTGTGTTGTGTAACGAAGAAGGGTCACATCGTGTTGGTGCTAGATACTTAACAGCAGCTACAGGTATGACCATGCAAGAGATAAAGTCTAACCCTAGTAAGGCACGTGATGTGTACTC